CACCTAATAGCGATGACGTTTCTTGGGAACATGAAACTTCTGCTAAGGAAGAGGTAGTAATACCAAAGGTTGAAACCTCAAGCGACAAGGCCAGAGATATTCTTGAGATGATACGCTCTCGTCAAAAAAAGATGTAATTTATAATGGGGAGACTTAGGTCTCCCCATTGAGGTTATCTATGACACAGAATGACAAGATAGAGACATTAAAAAAAACAAAAAAATTACTTGAAGATTTGTGCGATCCCGGTAAGACCCCTAGAGTTCCTAGTGTGGTTAGAAACAGGGCTAGGGCTGTTTTAAAGGATTATCTTCAAAATATACATATTAATTAAAGGAAAATATATGGTTAAACCGTTTGATGTATCCAAATTTAGAAAAACACTTACCAAGGCCATTGATGGTTTAAGTTTCGGTTTTAATGATCCTACAGATTGGATTAGTACGGGCAATTATGCATTAAATTACAGAATTAGTGGTGACTTTAATAAAGGTATTCCCTTGGGAAAGGTTACTGTGTTCGCAGGAGAATCAGGTGCGGGCAAGTCATACATTTGTTCGGGCAACTTAATAAAGAATGCTCAGGAGCAGGGAATTTTTGTAGTTCTTATTGACACAGAAAATGCTCTTGATGAACATTGGCTTCATGCATTAGGAGTTGATACCAGTGAAGATAAATTACTGAAAATGAACATGTCAATGGTAGATGATGTGGCCAAAACTATCAGTGAATTTATGAAAAGTTATAAGGAAATAGATAGTGAAGATAAACCCAAGGTATTGTTTGTAATTGATAGTCTTGGTATGTTGTTGACTCCTACTGATGTACATCAATTTGAAACCGGTGATTTAAAGGGCGATATGGGCCGTAAACCCAAGGCTCTTACTGCGCTTGTTCGTAATTGTGTGAATATGTTTGGCAATCATAATGTCGGTCTTGTTGCTACCAATCACACTTATGCAAGCCAGGACATGTTTGATCCCGATGATAAAATTTCAGGAGGGCAAGGATTCATTTACGCAAGTTCTATTGTTGTTGCTATGAAAAAATTAAAGTTAAAAGAAGACGAAACAGGTAACAAAATTAGCGAGGTTCGAGGTATAAGAGCAGTATGTAAAATAATGAAGACCCGTTATACAAAGCCTTTTGAAACCGTACAGATTAAGATTCCGTATGACCGGGGAATGGATCCCTATTCTGGTTTAGTAGATATGTTTGAATCTATGAAGCTTTTGACAAAAGAAGGTAATAGTTTAGTATATACTATGCATGATGGCAATATTATTAAGAAATTTCGTAAAGCTTGGGAGGCAAATGATGACAATTGCTTAGATAAAGTAATGGCTGAAATTTCTAAAACAGGTCCAGTATATATAAACAATAATTCAGATATTATTGAAGAAGGGGCAAAATAATTATGAATAATCTTTCATTAATTAAAGAAATTTGGAAAATTTTAAAACCTAGTATAGAAGTAGGAGACGTTAATGACGCAGCAGAAACATTGGTTAATTATTTGATAGAAGAAGATTATTCACCTATTGAAATAAAGCAAATGTTCAGGGGCGATAAAGAAATAAAAGAAGCGGTCCAATTTTATTTAGAAAAGCCTGAAGATGGAGCATTTTTTGAATATTATGATGAAGATGATGATGACATTGACACTTATATAAGTTATAATAATTATTATGATGAGGAAGAAGAAGATTACTAATGTCATGGTATAGTAAAATTGTTCAGGATTTAAACAATATACCTGATTTTATTACTTACTATGAAGATCAAATTATCCAGGCAAAGTCTGATGTTCGTATACACGGTAACCTTGAAAAGAACATCACAGCTTTGCCTGGGATTACCGAACTTCGGTTTAACCAACTTCAAGAAATAGAAGCGATTTTAAATTTTTTAAACATACAACTTAGAAAGTTAAAAAGAAAACATTATAAGAAATATTTAGAAAATTATAATCGTGAGTTATCGTCTAAAGATGCTGAAAAATATGCAGATGGGGAAGACGAAATTATTGATTTTGAAATATTAATTAACGAAGTAAGTTTGATTAGAAATAAATTTTTAGGAATAATGAAAGCATTAGAGTCTAAAAATTTTATGTTAGGGCACATTGCCAGACTTAGAACAGCAGGTATGGAAGATATAAATTTATAATATTGTGGTAAAAGAAATGCAAATAGAACCAATAGAAAGAGATATTGAGGTAAATAGTTTTTTTAATACTGATCCTTTGCTTATTAGTTGTATTCAGTATAGACATTATAATGCTGATCCAAAAAAGATAACGGTTAATTTTTATCAACCCGAACAAGTTTCCCAAATTCTTGCTTTAAAAAAGCCAGAGGATGATATATTAGTATCAAATATAAAACAATATTATTATAGAAAATACATATTATGTGAACTTAAAAACGGTTCACTTACAGAATACAAAAAAAATGTTTTAAGTCTTTTTGAATGTAAAGATTATAATAAGATTCCTAGCAATTATCTTGGTATTATATTTAAACTTCCGTTTTTTTATCATTATGATAAAGAAATAGACAAAATGTTTGGGGAACATCAGCCGAAATATGAATTTGAGCTTAAATTTAAAGAATTTTTAAATTTAACATTTATCAAGACTCTAATACCATATCCTAATAATTTTTTTGCTGTTAAACAATATTGGTTTAAAGATAATAATAATACATTATTTCTTTACAAAAGTAAGCAATTTGAACCCTTTTTATCTTTGTTTGAAGAAATGATAGAAAAGAGGGGTAAAATTAAAATTAGAGAAACCTCAAACATCAAAAAGCGTTCATACTATAATTATAATTACTATGAATTGATAATACCTAATATTATCTATGAATAATGTAATGTCATTGAAAGGGAATAATGATGGATGAAACAAAAATTAAAAATCACATTAAACATCTTCAAGAACAGCACGACAAACTTGATTCAACAATTTTTATGTTGAAAGACACATCGGTAGATGATTTAGAAATTAAAAAACTAAAAAAAGCAAAACTTTATATTAAAGATCAAATTACAAAATTTAAAAAAATGCTAAACCTTGAATAATTTTTGGTTGACACCGTTTATTTGAAATGCTATAGCAGATTATATTTTTTATAGGAGACGGACATGTGCTATAGCAATGAAAATGTTTTTCCTTATCCTGTTATTACTGTCATTGAAGCAGCCTGTGCTGCCCATCGCGTTAACCGAGGATATCAAAAATTTACTAAATACGATTATATCAATCAAACTCAGATTACTTCTAACAAAGAGCTAATGCGTTTGTACTTGAGCACTCCTGATTCCGTAGTTATCACTCAAGACGACAAAAATATGGCTATCAATGTTTATCGCTATATGAAGGGTTTGTTTCTTAAAGTGATTGCCGGAGAGACTAATGAATACATTAAAGCTCTGGCAGAAATTAGTCAAAAGAGTGAAATTGCCACTACTCGCGAAATCGGATTGCTTGCTTCGGCACCCAAGTCTTATTTGTGTTCAGTAGAACGTAATTACCAAGAAACTATTTTGCGTGAAAATAACAGGCCTTTGCAAACTCCTATCGGTAAACGTGAACAATTTGAAATTGAAGTAGTTAGATGCAATTTTTCTGAAAAATGGAAAGTGCATTATGTTACTGCAATTGTAAATAATTCTACTGTATTTTTTTCTCTGAAATCACATGTTCTTCCTGGCGAAAAGTATCTGATTAAAGGTACTGCCCGGATGCATTATAGTGATCGTACTAAGCTTGGAAAGGTCATTATTGTCAAGAAACTTTAATTGCTTTATAGTATCTGACCAGTGTCGGGTTTGTAAAAATCAAAAAGTGGTTGATGTCAGGCTAGATAAAACTGTGTCTTAATAAAAAAGCATTCATCATGTTTTTATTGACTTGTGAATAATTTTAATATATTAGAATATAATTTTAGTTATTATTTAAAGGGGGCTTTTAATGGCAGCTTCTTGGATACGTAAAATAAACAAAGAAAATTCCAGACAATATAAGGAAAAAGTGTTAAAAGATGCTGCAATAATGGCGGAGTTGGGTGACCAATCAGCCGAACGATTTTTGACGGGTTTTCGTTGGTGCTATTCTCCTATGATTACTTTTGGTATCAAACATGTAGATAATACTACTGGTATAGTTGATGCCGAAAATCCTTGGGATGATTTTTTTCTACTTTTGCATCATCTGCTTGAAAAAAAAATCGTTGGCAATGAAGCCAAAGACGCAATTAAAAAAATGTCACATAGATTTAATAGTGATGAATGGAATAATTACTGTGCTCCTGTTATTAGACGAGACTTAAAAGTAGGGGTTGGCGCTGTTACTATAAACAAAGTATTAGGTGGAAAATATAAAATTCCAGTATTTTCTTGTCAGTTGGCTAGCGATTGGCAAGACAGATCCATGCTGAAAGGAAAAATGCGCATCGAGCCCAAACTTGATGGAATTAGAATGCTGTTGTCGGTATGTGCATATGAAAAATGGTGGAATACTAAACTTAAAAAGGTATTTTTAACTGCGTATAGCCGTAACGGTAAATTTTTTGAAAATTTTGAGCATCTTGAATATCAGATTGATGCTGTAATAGAAGATTTACAAAAAGCTTCTCCTTTTAGGGAAGATTTTATCCTTGATGGTGAAGTGACCGGGATATCTTTTCAGGCACTTTTACAGCAGGCTAGAAAAAAGAAAAATATAAAAACCGAAGACATTGTATTCAATGTCTTTGATATTATTCCCAAAAGAAATTTTATTGAGGGTCATTATAATGCTCCCTTGTATAAAAGAGCAGAACTTTTAAAAAAGCTAGAGCCAGTATTTAATAAGACCAAAAGCTTTAAATTGGTCCCATATATTGATGTCGATTTTGACACAAGAGAGGGATGGGAAAAATATAATTCCTATGTCAAGAAAGTTTTAGAAGATGGTTATGAAGGGGTGATGATTAAAAATCTCAATGCTCCTTACTCTTGCACACGCAACCGTTTTTGGCTAAAAAATAAACCTACTATTACGGTAGATTTACAGGTTATTGGTATTCAAGAGGGCATGGGCAGAAATCAAGGAAAATTAGGAGCCTTGATTTGCTACGGCGTAGACCAAGACAGGGAAATTTCAGTTAATGTTGGTAATGGTTTTACTGATGCTGAACGAAAAGAAATTTGGGATAATGCTAACAGTATTATGGGAAATACAGTAGAAGTATTGGCAGATTCTATCACTAAAAACATAGATGGAACTTATTCACTACGCTTCCCTCGTTTTGTTAGATTTAGGAATGATAAATAATAATTATTAAATAATTAAATTTATGGATGAAGAAAGCTCATACTACAAAGAAACTTTAAATTGGTCTCAAAATTTAGTGGGTAAAGTCCATGTATTTCCTGATGGTAATAAACTAGAGATAATACAAACAAAAACTAGGGATACCGGACTTTGGGTAACATATTTGATACATGATGGTCCTGGTATTCCTAGAAAATTAGTTATGCATGTAGAAGAATTTAGAGAAAATTTCGGGCATTTATTCGGGGACGAATATTACGAGGAAGATTTTTAATAAATAAAGCATGAAAAATTTTTTGTATAAGTTATTCAGTTTTGCAACCTTAACCTTAATAGTTGCATTAACATTAAGTGCTATTGCTGCTTGGTATTCTGTTTTGGGCCTGACAGCAATATTTGCCGGTGCAGTTGTGCCTGTCATAATTATGGGCGGTTCTTTAGAGATAGCCAAAGTTGTAACTACAGTTTGGCTACATAGATATTGGAATCGTTGTGGTCGTTTAATTAAATTTTACTTAGTTCCGGCAGTAATCACGTTGGCTTTTATAACCAGTATGGGTATATTTGGGTTTTTGAGCAAAGCACATAGTGACCAAACTTTAGTATCAGGGGATGCCATTGCACAAGTTCAAATTTATGATGAAAAGATACAAGTAGCTAGAGAAAATATAGAAACTAGTAGAGCCGCTCTTCGTCAACTAGATGAACAAGTTAATCAAGTGTTGGCAAGAACAGATAATCTTGGTGGAGCTAACCGTGCTGTTCAGATTCGTAGACAACAAACTGAAGAACGCAATAGGTTATTAGCAGAAATTGAGAAAAATCAAGAAATAATAACAAAACTTAATGAAGAAGCTGCACCTATCAAAGCTAAATTTAGAAAAGTTGAAGCAGAAGTTGGTCCTATAAAATACATTGCTGCCATGATATATGGTGACAATCCTGATGCTAATCTACTAGAAAAAGCAGTTAGATGGGTAATTATTATTATTGTTTTAGTTTTTGACCCATTGGCATTGACTATGGTCATAGCAGCGCAAAAAAGCTATGGTTGGCTAAATGAAGATTTAAAAAATAAAAAAGAAACAGAAAAAGATGAATTAGCTCAAAATAAATTTCACAAAAATAAAGTTACAAAGGTAGAACCAGAAGCCACAGTAGTTCCTGAAATAACTTTTAAAACAAAATATAAAGAAGAGGTATCACATGATGAACAAAATATTAATGATTCAGATGAATTGGCTGGAGAAAAATTACCAGAAATATTTTCTACCCCTGACAGTAAAAATGATGATATATTGGACCGAGGAGAAACTGAAATTGTCACAGAACCTGAGGAAATAAAAACTAAGGAAATAAAAACTGAGGGCGTGACTTTTTTAGAAGTTGATGATAATTACGTTAATTATAACGGAAAAACTTCAAGTAAACAAGCCTTGTCTGAATTAAGACCTGATTTATTTACCGAACAAGATCAAGTTAAAATAGGTTTTGGAACTAAATTTCCTCCTATTGCCAAAAAAGGAGAAGTATTTGTCAGAGTAGATTCACAACCCAATAGAACCTTTGTATTTGATGGCTATAAATGGAATGAAAAAAAAGACAACCTAGATAAAATTTCTTATAGCCAGCAATATATTAAGTATTTAATTGATAAAATTCATTCTGGTGAATATAGTATTGATCTATTAACTGATAAAGAAAAAGAGCAGATAGAGCAATATGTCACTAATTTATTAAAATAATTTTCCCAAAAATATAGTAATTTTGTTTAATACCTAGTATAAATATATTTGAATAGATGCTGATTAGGTCTATTCATAAAATTCTTGCTTATTTAAGGAGAAATTATATGACAAGAGAACTTACCCTTCGTTCACTTGATATTCCTAGTATCCGTAAATTTGGTGTCGGTTTTGACACTATCTTTAATGAACTGTCACAGCTTACAAATCAAGCTAATGTAAATTATCCTCCTTATAACATCATAAAATATACGGAAGATAAGTATGCCATTGAGCTTGCTGTAGCTGGTTTCAAAGAGGGTAGTATTTCTGTAACTCTAGAAAAGAACATTCTTACCATCAAGGGCGAACAAGAAGAAGCTCGTGAAGAAGGTGTAGAATATATCCACCGAGGTATAGGATTACGTTCTTTTACTAGAAACTTCACATTAGCTGAACATGTGGAAGTTGTTGATGCCCATTATAAGAATGGCATTTTAACAATAAATCTTGAAAGAATTATTCCTGAGGATAAGTTACCCAGGAAAATTGAAATTACTTACTAATGTATTATTATATAGTGCGCCCTGTATATAGGGCGCACTATTATAATTAAGGAAGTATGATGCCTAGAGTAGAAACTAAAATTAAACCCAAGCATGATTTATCTGAACCTCCTTTTTATAAGGTCATTTATTTAAATGATGATACTACTACCATGGAATTTGTAGTATCTACTTTAATAAAATACTTTAATTATTCTCCGGATACTGCATTAAATATCACAACCGATATTCATGAGCACGGAAGTGCTGTAGTAGCAGTCTTGCCTTATGAAATTGCCGAACAAAAAGGTGTTGAGGTTATTCTTGAAGCTAGAGCTAGTGGGTATCCTCTTCAAGTAAAAATTGAACCAGAATCAAATTGATATTTTTATTCTTTTAGAATGATAAGGTAAATCTTGGGTTTTCGGGTTGCTGATATAATTCACACTATCTAAAAAAACATCTACTGGTTTTTTATAAGTTCCGAAAACCCAAGTTACTACTTTTTTTTCAGTATCTTCAACTAAAATATTCACCAGTGGCATATTATCTATTATGTTATCTGGTTTTTCTCCAAAATATAAGTCTTCTCTAGGAACTGCACTAGTAACAATAACTATTTTTTTAATATCAGGATAACGTTGAAGTTTTTTTAAAGAAGCTTCTAAATATACATAATCTTGATATTTAGAGACATTCATCAATAATGTTTTTGGTTCAGTGTTATTTAAAATATTTCCCCATCCATTTGAACCCAGTATTCCTATTCCGTCAATAGTAACAATATTATTATATAAAAATACTACATTTTTAATATTATCAGCAATTATTGCTAGCTCTCTGGTTCTTTCTGCAAAATTGAAAGTATTATCATATTCAAGATAACCCGGAACAAAAAAAACTCCTTGGTAAATTGTAGATAGGTGAAATAAAACCTTAGCCACTGTTTTTATATCATCACTTATATTTCCTGCTATTATACAGTACAAGCTGGTTACATTATTTTTCCAATTAAATTCTTCTCCAGGATGTAAATTTAAATCGCTAATAATATCAAAATTTATTATATTTCTCATAATAGTATTTAGTTTATACGTAAAACTTATATAAATACTATTATGCGTGATATATTAGAATACCTTGAAAATTTAGAAGAAAGTACGGGCCTAGCTAACCGCAAACCCGGAGACGTTTTTAGAGATAGTAACGGCAAAGAAATTATCTTTAAAAATCTTAAGTTTTATCCAGAAACTGGCGGAAAATTAGACCCTAAAGAATTAAATATTTTGGTTAGACAGTTAGAAACAGAAAAAAACATCATTTGGATGAATAATAGGAATGCTAGGTCCGGGGGGTTAGCAGTTGCTACGTTCACGAAAGATGATGGTAGTGAAATAGTATTCGGTAAATTTTTGGAATATATCAAATCAAATTTTACTAATAATTTTGTTCCTAATCAAGTAGGTGATTTCAGATATTCGGGTAATTCAGCTAAAAAAATATTAGATAAAATAAGTCCTCAAGATCTCTTGACTACTCTAGTAGATTTAACTGCCGATGATATACTAGATCAATTAGCAGTGTCACTGGGTCCAAATCATCCATTATATGACGCAGCTTATAAAATAGCTAGCGGGCAGCCATTTCCTATTAAAATTAAAAAACCTGAAAATATTAGTTTTGTTGGATTTATAAATTACTTTTGTGAAATACTTCATCCAATGGCAATACAAAACGGGCAATACACAGGAAATGCAAAAGAAGTAGCCGATACATTTCTTGATGGAACATTTAATGATACATATATTAGCTTTAGTCAAAATAAAAATTTCGGGTTAAGCGATAGTATTCTTAGAAATAATTACGGAAAAGAAGTTAAAATTAGTACAAAAGCCGGACGCGGAGCCACTGTCAGTATTTCTAATTTAATTAATAGTATAGAAGAATTGGAAAATTCTGTAAATTCACAAAAATTATATGAAAAATACAGAGATACCATTGATTTAATTAGAGAAATTAAATCTAAAGGACAAATTCATGCACCTTTGTATTTGGCAAAAAAATTCAGTATCATTAATGATAAAGAAGAAAAAGAAATATTAAGATTGCGTAATAATCAATTGGTTAATTTAAATGATGTTGACTTTTTAGATATTAGTTTTAATTTACAACAGTTAGCAAAGAAAAGAAAAGCAAATAATTCAAAAAGTGTTGACCTATTTTATCATATTATGGCGCAAATTGCTTATGAAGTTGCCGAAAAAATTAATTCTGATACTAACTTTAATGAGTCTGCCGCAGATATATTAAACCACAGTGCCTTAATTCAGGTTCACACAAAGGCTAAAGAAACAACAGATTTTTGGATAATAGAGAATTTTGACACAATATATCCAGGAAAAACAATTTCAAAAGTATATATTTCGGCTGAAAAAACTTATTATAGCACCGGAATTAAAGGAAATTTTACATTTAAAATTGATAGGGGTTCGGGGATAGAAAAAGATTATAATATAGATACTGAAATAAGACGTGAAAGAAGAACTGTTTCAGATAAGGAATTTATAGATAGAGCAGAAGATATAGCATTTAATAGAAATAGAAGACCTTTTATTAAAAACAAGTCTGCAAGCGGGAATGTAGGACGAGAAAAACGCAATTGATAAACTAAATACATAATGCTATTTCCCAAAGTTAAAAAAGAGTAGTATTATGGCAAAATATCGTAAGATTACAAAATTAGCCAAACCTGGTTCAAGCACTTCTGACGCCGCTGTAGTTAACATTTATCAGAATGGTGTTTTTAAATTAGCGTATAAATACAAAGACTGGAGTTCTGATGACATCCAGAAAGAAATTATTTTTCTTCAAAATCGTTTTCCCGACTACAGAGGGTGGAAAGTTGAAAAGGGGTAGAAAAATAAAAGTATTACAACCGACAGAAAAAGATATTTCTTGGTTCGTAAAAAATGTCGGGCCAAACATTCATTATACTGATTATGCCGTCAAGGGAGAGGGATGGCAATTTTATATTGAATCTCGTTATGTTTGTCATAATAATGGGCGTTCGGTAATCATTAGAGGACCTGGTTGGTATTTGGAAGTTGAAGATGAAAAATTGTTGCTTTTTTACCTATTACAAAAATAGGGTATTGACTCCTTTTTTGTTATATATTATAACAATAATAGTTGTAGCAAGGAGACATAAAATGGCTTATGTAATCTACGATAATGAAACTACTCGTATTATCGGCGGTAATCAAAAGACCTATGCCACAGTCGCGTCTGCTAAGGCAGCTATCACCCGTATGCATAACAAGATTCCTGTTTCGGATATTGGTAATCCTGAACGCGACCCGGTTTTTATGTATAGCATCGCCGAAGTTGATGAATTCTATAAGAACATTCAACGCACGGTTGAGCGCGTGAATTTCATGACTGGTGAAACCTATCGTGAAAGTGTCAATACTCCTTACTATTGTTCCCCCGCTAGCGAGGCATACTGGAGCATGTAACATGATTATCAAACTTAAGGGCGTTACACGACATGGTAAAAATCGCATTCATGAACACGGAGACACTTGGCGAGTAATTGAGCCAAGTGTCTCTCCCAAACCAAACATGCTCTTTATTGAGAGTGTGAAGACTGGTGACCGGCGTTGGCTCAATCATAACTTTGAAGTGATAACATAAACAGAAATTTAAAAAGTCTATTAGTTCGCTCTTAAAAAGAGGCCGGGTATTGTTCATAGCACCCCAAGAATATAACATTGAGTGAGGATACATTTAGCAACGGATAGTATGTAATTTTTTAATTCAGGTCAAAATGAGCATGATGAAATTTGTTCTTATTGCACTACTCACTAATACCCAAGTAGGTGAATACCGCACCATGAAAAGTTGTCAGGATGCTATTCGTGTAATCTATGAACAAAAGGTAGATCCTTTACATATTATTCGTCAAAAAAATCCGGAGAGTTTTAAACAGATTGTTGATATTCGTATGAAGTATTCTGCCCCATATGAATATAAATGTTTGAGGAAATGATTTAATATCATCATTATAATAAATTTTATCGGATAAAAATAAAGAATGGTATCTGAATAATAATCTTCACAGAGAAGACCGCCCCGCCGTCATTAGTGCAAATGGCACCAAACATTGGTATCTGAACGGAAAACTACACCGAAAAGATAGTCCTGCTATTGAAAGGGCAAATGTCGCCAAAGAATGATGGTTGAATGGAGAAAAACTAACTGACGCAGAAATCACCGAATATCAATTTCGAATGCTACTTGAAAAGAAAATTAATATTTTCGGTTGACAGAGCTTACCTAAACTGCTATTTAAAAGGCATAGCAAGGAGATACTACTATGACTATTGCTCGCACTATTCTTTCGCAAATCAAGACGATTGATCCGATGGCACTTTTTGCCTGGGGTGCTAAGGAAATGGTTGATATGGGAGATGGCTTGAAGTTCAAGACTTCGGGCATGGTCAAGTGGAAGGGCCATGTTTATATCAAGTATAATGAGGGTACGGACCTGTATGACATTCAATTTTTCCGTATTCGGAATGCTGAAATAAAGCAAGATAGCCTTCAGACTGGAGTTTTTGCAGAAGACTTGGTTCGCATCATTGACGCACAGGTGGGCTAGTGATTAAAGTAAAGATTGTTAAAATTCCGAGTATTAGGCTTTATGAAGCCTAACCTCAAGAAACGTTCTTATAAAACTACGGGTGTTGATGCTGATTACACTATTAATTACCATACTTATATACAGACTCAAGCAAAAACTTGGACGGCCGGAGAGGGCGAAATTTATAAGCTAAGCATGAATTTTTAAAATAGTTAATAATTTTGTTTGTTTGCTAAGTAGGCATTTATGACAGAAGAACAAGCTAAAACTAAGTGGTGTCCTTTTTCTAGAAATTTTTATAATCAAGGGCCCTATAATAGAACCCCCTGGGGCATTGACAAAGCATCAATGTGTATTGGCTCAGAGTGTATGGCTTGGCGTTGGGTTAAAGATCCAGTAACAAATTTATTCACTTATGGTAAAGAGTTGCCTGATTACGAGGGTGAACACGGGTATTGTGGCTTGGCAGGAAAGTATTATGTCTGAGTTTCATTATACTGCAAAAATACATCCATCTTTTTGGGTACAACTAATGAATGACTATGAAAACGAACCTCGCTCACGAAGATATAAACAATACAATGAACATTGGCATTATGATTTTCTTAAGTATGTTGTAGAAAAATTGGGCGTAGACTCTGTAAGTTCAGAAGGTGTTGTTACAATATGCACTGAGCAATCCGCTGTTATGTTTTATCTTAAATATAGTGATTATATTTTAAATCAAAATTTACAAATTCATAAGCCTAGCAAAAAGGATATAATCGAATAAAACAAGATTAAAATTGGCTTCGTGATAATTTTTGGGACATTATAAAAAATTAAAAAAACTGTCGTTTAATTGGATTTAATTATCGAGAGAGATAGGCAAGTTCAAGAAAACAAATTGCAGATAAAAAACTCTTTTGACATTTTAACTTAGAGAGTATAGTTAAATTGAATAACAAAAGGAACAGATTAATGCTTACTATTCTTGGTCACATTGTTTTTTTTGTTCAACCTGTTGATTTGGACTGTAGTAACACTCGCAATATTTGATAATTCGGTGTCTAGGACCACTTATAAGGACGTGATTATTGTGTTGTTTACTCTGGTTTTTATAGTTATCCCGGGCATTTATTTATTTGGCTTTTGGTAAGTATTAATCAGGCTGAAATTTATGATGAAATCATTTCTCTTTTAAAAATTTTTTGAAGAATGAAATTTTTTTGTTGACAGCAATATACGAATCATATATAGTTATGACGTATTATTGCTTTTTAATAAAAAACATTAAAAAATATGAGATAAAATACGTTTTAATTTATCAGGACTAAATACTAATATGACTAAGATACGTAACATATTTGAACAATATTGGTTAAGAAAAGATTTCAGTCTGGCAATGCGTTTGGACGTTTGCCCAGCAAATTCTCAGATTTGCCTCGAATCAAATATTAAGGGGCTCGGGGGCTAATGTAAACATAGTAAAGTATATGTGTTTATATTAGCCCCTGAGAATCGAAAGATTTTCAGGGGTTTTTTATAAATTAAAACAGGTTGAGTCCATCGACCTCCTAGTTAAGCTAGGTGCCCCGAAAGGCGCGTCTGATAGTAATATCAGAAAAAGGGTAGCTGAGCGCACGGTGAACTCCACTGTGTGAAGGTGAATGTGGACTGACACGCGGATACCTCCGTCGGGAAGAGCTAAAAACTACTTCCCGCTAATAGACATAGTTCTATTATGCAAAAGGCGGACTACTGGCTTTAAGCTGGGCAAGGCGTGAACCGAAGTATTACTTGACTTTTGAGTTGTCAAGTAATACAATAAAACCGTATGTCTATATTCCATGTTTATTAAAAACTATCAACGACGAAAACAGCACTATATTACTTAGTAATATAAAAAAAATTGCTTGGTAATATGGAAACGCATTCCCTGATAGTTTTTATTAGATATGATTTAATTCTATAAATGTAGATGTTAGATAGAAGAAAATTAGCTTCTCGTGAAAGAAGTCTACTGACATCTATTATTCCCCGGTAGTTCAATTAGTAGAACGCCAGGCTCTGAACCTGGAGGTTGATGGGGCGGAGCCATCCCGGGGATCCAAAATGTTGTTTTTCTAATATTACATTAAGAACAAATTGCCCCTTCCTCTAATTGGCAAGAGAGCGGACTTTGAATCCGTCAATCTAGGTTCGAGCCCTAGGGGGGCAACCAAATATTTGCTGCTGTAGCACAGCGGAAGTTGCACTTCCTTGGTAAGGAAGAGGTCGAGGGTTCGATCCCCTCCAGCAGCACCAGATTACTCTTTATTATTGCGCCAGTATGCCGCTTGACTTCGAATCAAGAGAAAGCTAATGGATACATGCGGGTTCGAATCCTGCCTGGCGCTCCATTAATTTAGTCCTCGTAGCTCAGTTGGATAGAGCATCAGACTACGAATCTGAAGGCCGGGAATTCGAGTTTCCCCGAGGACTCCAATAATTAAATGGACGTATTGGACAATTGGCTGGTCCAGCAGACTCTTAATCTGCCGCGTTAATTCGCCGTGTGGGTTCGAATCCCACTACGTCCTCCAATTTTTTAAAAAAGTCGGTATTTTTTGAAAAATCGGTTGACAACACGGACAACAATGTATATATATAGGTCAACAATTCGTTAATTAGTAACCTAATTATAAAGAAAATGTATTTTTATTATTAAATTGTCCTAAAAAAATGAAGGGGGCAATAGGTATAAGAATTTGTTGTCTGATTCTTATACTGACTGGGAATAAACCCAGAACGGTAGACAACTACGGCTATGTTGGGTGTCGGCATAGCAAGAGATTAATCTTTTGGTCTTCTATACCAAGGGATAGGGCACCCCGGTCTATTGACTACAGGTATAAGAATTTGTTGTCTGAATCTTAGAAATATAGACAACTACGGCTATGTTGGGTGTCGGCATAGCAAGAGATTAATCTTTTGGTCTTCTATACCAAGGGATAGGGCACCCCAATTTATAAGATTATTGGGCTATACTCTAATGGTAAGAGGACGCACTGTTAATGCGTTGTATTCCCCGTGAGGGGTATGATGGTTCGAATCCATCTAGCCCAGCCAGTTTTGATGCCGGGGTGGTAGAGTGTCTATACGCTTGCCTGCAAAGCAAGAGAAGGTTGGTTAAAATCCAACTCCCGGCTCCAAGTTTATGTGCCCTAGGTGTTATGATAGCATTTCAGTTTCCAAAACCGACGGCCCAGGTTTGACTTCTGGAGGATATGCCAGTTTAAAGACAGATTAAGTTCTGTCTACAGCCGATATTGAGCAGTTATTACGGACCCGTAGCTCAATAGGCAGAGCGTGGGACTTTTAATCCCTAGGTTGTCGGTTCGAGTCCGACCGGGTCCTCCAATTACAACCCTAGAGGGGCGGACGAGTAAAAGTCTAGTAAAATCCCTCTATATCAATGGGAGCGGGGACTGCTAGGTGTGGTTCAGTGTCTACCTATCAGTAAAAATGGACTAGTAGCTCAAAGGAAGAGCATCCGCCTGTCGAGCGGAAGGTTGCGGTGTCAGGATCCGTCTAGTCCGCCATTATAACACTTGGTAGCCTAATATCGTGACTCATTATGAGTTCGATATTGTCACCTACCGACTTCAATCTTAGATCATCATCCTCTCGGATATATCTTTTTCCTTTTATTTCTACCCAATGATCGTATTCGGTGAGATAAAAGTCAGGGTAGTATTTTCTAACAACCCCCTTCGAATCTATGAAGGTAAAAAATTTAGTTGAGTTTTTTATCCAGGTAATATTATGAGAATCTAGTAGCTGTGCAAATGCTAATTCTGCACCAGAATCCATTTTATAACCTTTATATATACTAGTGTGTTTTTTAATGGAATTAGGATGATACTTGTTTTTATTGCTACACTCGACCGAGCAATATTTTCGGGACTTTTCCCAAGATGGAACGGCTATATTGTCCCCGCATTCTTTACAAGATATTATTATTTTGGGGTTTCTGTTCTCTTTTTTGATAGGATTGTGTTGTTTGGGTTTGGCTCTTTTCGGATTGTTATGAGAGGCTGAACATGAACTATTGCAGAAAATATTAGCGCGTTTTGCGTAAGGTAATACAGAGCTGCAATGTTTACAGTAATTAGGAGACTCTAGATAGAGAGTTTCTTTTGCTTGCTGCTGGTATGCAGCTTTGGCCTTGAGGCTACTGCGTATTTTTTCCCCGTTGCCAGAACAAGAACTAGCATACTTCGGATTGTGCCAGTTCATATGGGAGCGAAGAGATTTAAAAGATTTACACATTTTGCCGCAGTCGGGGCAAGAATAATTAGTGGTCATACTGGTATCCAGATAAATATGATGCGGGATAGCCTGGAATCCAGACTGGGTTTCAAAGAAACGCAACTTCTATGATTACCGCACGACTATTTATCTTTTTGATTGATTTACATTAGAATATATCTGATACTAAGTTTATTATAGGTGAGGCAGTCCAGGCATTATATAATTAATTTTTTGTCTAAGATAGTTCATCTTAGTCTTAATACCCCGAGAGATAAACAAAGACAATTTGGAAATCTATTCTCTTCGTTTGTCTAATTGGATAGGACACTGGCTTGTGGAATGGAAACGCGGGTTCGAATCCCGTCACTCTCGCCAGAAATTTATTCTACAGTTTGGCGGCTGTGGTGTTAGTGGTGAGCATAACGGTCTGTGAAACCGTAGGGACGGGATCGTTCCCCGTCAGTCGCCCCAGTTTGAAGTGTTTTATGCGTAGCGGTGCCGCTGTAGTAGGCAGGAGAAGTATTTCTCTTGGGCTAGGTTCAATTCCTAGGCTACGCACCAGTTTAAAATGCCCGGTTAGTTCACTAGTTAGAACATTACTTTGACATGGTAAAAAAGGCGGAGCGTAACCGTCACCGGGTACCATAATATTTTCGGTCGATTAGCTTAGAAGTAAAGCACTCGCCTGATAAGCGAGAGATGGTAGGGGCAGTACCTACATCGACCACCAGTTTTGTTTTTTATTATCCGGCCTCAGATAATATTAAAGGTTGGTTATTTTTTAATTTAAATGAATATTTGATTGGAGTCGTGACCGAGAGGCCGATGGTGATACCCTGGAAAGGTATTGTACGCTAATAGTGTACCGTGGGTTCGAATCCCACCGACTCCGCCAGAAATTAATTTATAGCTCTAGAATAAAGGGATATAGCGTAGTCAGGCCTAACGCGCAAGTCTGGGGGACTTGAGATCGCAGGTTCGAATCCTGCTATCCCTACCAATTCATAAATTTTAACGGAAAGTAGCTTAGTCTGGCTAAAGCGCCTGCTTCGGGAGCAGGAGATCGGAGGTTCGAATCCTCTCTTTCCGACCATTATTAAAAATTTTTTATATAAATAACTATATGAGAAGTTATGAATTTGATTATCTTAATGAAGATTTTTCTAAATGGGTTAAAGGAGGTGTTGCTGCTTTGACTTTGGCTGCAACCGGAAATTTAATCCATAAAGGGTTTTTTACCCCTGGCGAAATTAAAAGCATGGATCAAATAGCTAGAGAACTAGAAGCAAAAAATAATAAAATTAAGGCTGATCCACATGAAGTTAATAAAATGATAAAAGTTTTAAATACTCCCATTGGAAAGTCTTTAGTTAAACAGGCTAGACAAGCTGGAATGAAAGGTAGACAACTTTCTCAATTTTTAGCTCAATGCGCCCATGAAACTCTTGATTTTCAATTTATGGAAGAAATGGGCGATAAAAATTATTTTAACAAATATGATATTAAACACAACCCTAAAAAAGCTAAGGAATTGGGTAACATAAACCCGGGGGATGGTTATAAATATCGCGGCAGGGGGTTTATACAATTAACCGGCAGAGATAATTATCGTAAAGCAGGAAAAGCTTTAGGATTACCTTTAGAAGAAAAGCCAGAATTAGTTGAAAATCCTGAAATTGCTGCTAAAGTAGCAATATGGTTTTGGAAAAATAGAGTTCAACCTAAAATTGATGATTATAGTGATACTATTGCAGTAACTAGACCTATTAACAAAGGGCTTAAAGGTATTGAAGATAGAGAAAAAAAATACAGGGCGATAGCTCATATTTTAGGTGTTTTAAATTGGCCAAATAAAAATAAAAAACAATAAGGAAGCGTGGCAGAGAGGTTGATTGCGCTGGTCTCGAAAACCGGTATACCTTAAAGGTATCGTGGGTTCAAATCCCACCGCTTCCGCCAAAAATTGTTTAAAAATTTCAAGAAATACGTTAATGGGACCTTAGCTCAGCGGGAGAGCATTTGTCTGGCAGACAAAAGGTCGGGAGTTCGATTCTCCCAGGTTCCACCAAATTTTATAAATTTACATTTGATAATTTTACTTTTTAAATTAGTAAACCTTGAATTTATGGCCCCGGGGACTTCTTGGCGAAGGTCGCTGCCCTTTCAAGGCAGAGAAGCGGGTTCGAAACCCGTCGGGGCTACCAAAAATATAGGTTGACAATCAGTATTTCGTTTGTTATATATAAATATGTAAAGAGTAAAGAACAGCATTGTTCTTGAAATGTTTTGTGTTCGTACAGGACTGATTGAAATAATAATCCTGGCTAATATCGGTCAAACATCAGATAAAGACCGATAATTTTAAGTTTATACTTGTGTTATTTAATTGAACAAAGAAATCAATTGTTTATTGATTTATCAAGGTTTAATTATTACACAAGTGTCAACTATAGTCAAAAATAATTAAAAAATAAAAAATGAAATTATAGGTTGACAACACCGAAAAACTTTACTATATAGAAAACATCTTAAGAGATACAACAGTTAAGAGATACAACAGGTGACGTGTGTAGTGGCGTGTCACTAAAAGATAGAACACTACTTCTATCGCCCGGGCATACGCGGGTCTCTATAAATAAAATTATAGGTTGACAATACTAAAAAATTTTATTATATAGAAAACATGCTCTTTGACATTGTTGGTTTTTAAGTTTGACACAGGAAGACTGCGACTATTCCGTTTATGTGTTACGGAAGGTTTCAGTAAAGTCAGTCGGAAAGAAAGCCGGCTTCCGTGTGGGTAGGACTAAGTGACTACCGGTACTAAGACATACACATGAATGTCTTAGCTCGTATCACCCATCTGTAAAGATGCAGTGAGAAGTGAGATAGAGGCTAGAGTAACTACTAGCTACTATTGATGGGACAAACAAGTGATATGTTCTAGAATAGGAATATATCTGCCCGGACCTTGAAATAGGTAACTAACGGTTGTGTCATTAACGGTTCAGTAGAACTCTGTAGATGTAAGAGACAAGCAGGTCAAGCCTTCCAGTTACTGGCATTCCTAGCGCAGGTTCGAATCCTGCCGGGGTTCTACTAAACAGTTTATGGGCCGCTCAATCTATAGAGGAACTCTGTAACTCAGAGCAATTCGGATCGCGATCAGGTGTCGCCCCGGTCCACCAGTTATTAAATTTTAGTTCCGTCGCTCAATGACAGAGCGGTGCCCTTAATAAGGCATGACAGTTAGATTAACTGATAGCGAGAGTTAGTTTCTCTCCGGGACTGACGAGTTTGATAGAATGGGAGGCAGTAGGTTCGATTCCTACCCGGTCCTTTCGGTCTGGTAGCTCAATGGTGGGGTGGTGTTGACTGCCCGAGAGTTGTCCATTCTATCTACCTTATAAACGACGGGTAGCTTAATAAGCAGAGCTTCCCGCTGTTAACAAGACGGATGCAGGTTGGAATATCCGCGGTCAGATGATAAGATTATGGGGTGACCTTGGATGGTCTTAAAAACTAGTAGTAGTGCCCCACCCTATAATGGGCCTTGGGATGCTTTGGAAAAGCTCAGGCGAGTTTAAACTCGTCAAGTAATCGGTTCGAATCCGAAAGGTCCACCAGTTATTAAATTGTGGTCACGTAGCTCATGTGGCCAGTGGTGCTATAATGCACTTTAGATTAGTCCTATTTTATCTCTTAAATTTAGCGTCTCTCTGGCGTAGCTGGTGTGCGCGCTTGTCTGAAGAACAAGAGGACGGGGTTCGATTCCTCGGGGGGACACCAGTTTTTATATATAATTAACTGATTTTGCGGGTATGGCGAAATTGGTAGCCGCACCAGTTTTAGGTACTGGCAGAGTAATCTGTGGGGGTTCGAATCCCTCTACCCGCACCAATTTGTAAAGAAAAGGTATGTAGTCCTTAATATTACTTCAAGACACATTATGGAGTTTTTTTAATTAAGAGATACAACAGGTGACGTGTGTAGTGGCGCGTCACTAAAAGATAGAACACTACTTCTATCGCCCGGGCATACGCGGGTCTCTATAAATGCCCCAGTGGTGTAATTGGTAGCCACGAATCACTCAAAATGATTTGCCGAAAGGCGTGCTGGTTCGAGTCCGGCCTGGGGCACCATTAGTTTCTAATGATAAATACTATTGCGTTAAACGCAATGGGAGAAATTTTATGAAAGATACAAAACCATGGTGGTTATCTAGGACTATTTGGGTAGGTTTGATAACATCAATTTTAGCTATTCTTAATGGGTTAGGAGTTATACCTACAGAGATTCAACAAAGTCTTATTGAAGAAGCAGTTTTAGGGATTCTTGGTATATTGGCAATAATTTTCCGAGCAAAGGCAACAACAAGAATAGAACCTTTATTACCTACTGCTTCTATTGAAAATAATTAAAAAGTTATCAAAGTTTAGTGTTTTAATCTAAACATCTTAAAAGGCTAAATAGTAGTAGGAGGACTACTACTATGAAAAAATTTATTTTCATTGTTTTGTTATTTTTGCTTGCATCATGTAATGATACATCTGTAAATAGTAGAAAAGGCGTTGATGGGTATACTTTCGGTGAACCATCTTTTGAAAAAAATCGTGTTACCATTACTATAGTGACTTATAATAGTAGAAAAGAATTACTCGAGGCTGCTAAAAAAACAGGGATTAATAACCGCGATTTAGCAGCATTTGCTTTAATACCAGCAAACCCAAATGACAATACATGCACTGTTCATATAATGTCTCCTAAAGTATCATATGAGCCAGAATGGTATGGGCATGAGTTTATGCATTGCTTTTATGGTCAATGGCATACTTCCAACAATCATAGAGAGTAATCTTAAGCCCTGTTTGCATAATGGTAATGCAGTGCTTTCGTAAAGCAAAGTTGGGAGTTCGATTCTCTCACGGGGCACCAACATTTTAGTTAACAAGCATTATTTAATCAGATATATTCTATATTCAAATATATAAAAAAATTATTCACTTAGATAGAGCTAAACCTTGGTATTTAAATGGAGAACTTCACCGTGAAGATGGCCCTGCTGTTGAATGGGAAAACAAAGACAAAAAATGGTGGTTAAACGGAAAACGTCACCGAGAAGATGGTCCTGTTATAATATGACCAAATGGTAATACAGAATGATTTTTAAATGATAAAAAATTAACAAAAGAAGAGATTGTTGAACATCAATTCAGAATCTTCTTTGAAAAAAATTAATATTTTCATTAAAAATAACTAA